GGGTATGAAAGTGGCCATAGGTATGGGTTTCATACCCTATGGGGTATGGTTTCGCTAATCATCAATGTCCTTCTTTACAAGTCAAAACACTTCCATCTAAATCATAAGCAACAACTGATGAAATGCCATAAGGTGAGTAAAAGCTGTAATATAAAACACCGTTTAAACAATTCTCGTCAGGTTCTAAAAAGCTTTCTTCAAAGCTCCTAGGACGAAGACATCCAGTTAAAACCAAGATAAATAAAAGCATTAAATATTTCATATCTCTCCTTGTAGTAAACTCACTACACAATCACTTTGTGGGATAAACCCTACAAATGTCCGCCTTAAATTGAGTGCAGTCTTTAAAAAATACCCCAGGCACTCGCTACGTGCTAACTGAAGTCGTATAGCCCAAGGCTACAAGCTATGTCAGTTTTCATAGCCTCCCGACTTTGTGTGCTCCAGTGGCTACAAGCACCGAAATACTTGATTACTTTCGCACGCCACAGCTTCCACACCTCTGAGGTAAAACTATCTATTTTGACCATTTCCTTTACCAGAAATTAATTTATTCTGATTCATCAAAAGACCATCCACAATCTTTAAAAGCATCTCTATATCTTTTCTAGCGTGAGATATAAAATTTACATTTACAGCGCATGAAACTGAGGACATATCACTATAGTTCGGGAAAATTGTGCCATCCTTTGTCTTTATAAAAAGCTTCTCATCCTCTTCAAACTTAACTATCTTCCACTGCCCCTTCGTGGCAGCATCGCATCTGTTTCTAACCTCTTTTAAATAACCCTCTAAGTTATTCACTGCCTTCCCCAATCCTTATCGTTTTACCTATTCAATTCCTTCTCTAACTCATCACTGTCGATGTAAATATTCCTGTCCTCTCTATACACTTCAGGTTCACTAGGCCTGTCTTGAAACTCAACATCTTCTATTAACTTTGGAATAAGTGGTAACTCTTCTTTAACTTCATCACTTCCAGGCGGAGGTGTTACACAAGATGCAAACATAAGTATGTAGCCTAAATTAAAATACTTCATCTAAACAATTTCCCAAACACCATCTATAGCTTTATGAATAATTTTAAGTTTTTCTTGAATGTACTGTGCAGTGTAGTCACGAGATGTTGCCCACAACTCCTCATCCTGTTTTTGCTCTTCAACTAGTTTAACAACCTTTTCAAGCTCCTCAGCAATGTCAGTAGCTTTTTTAAGCTTAGCATTGGCTAAATCAAGCTCCTCCCACTCTTCAATGTCTCCTAACATATCACTCACTTTCCACACCTACTTCTTGATTCTGTTGATCTAAAAAATACTCATGCGCTTCTAGCTTTCCCATGCAGTAATTAAGATCTGAAATTATACACATCAAAGACATTAAATTAATCTTAACATCCCCATGCTGATCTGCACTCACACCCTCTATGATGTCGTCTAACACTAAATCCTGACTGTTGTTTGGTAACCTTATCATAACTTTATCTCTCCTCTTTCAACTCTTTCTAACGATAACCTTGTCTCTGTAGGTTTGTTGTCTGTATATACTGTGACTAACGTGCATTGAGTAACTTCCTCTTTAGTTAGAATATCTCTAAGCTTTTTATGAAACGTAGACACAACATCTCTTAACTTTTCCTCATTCTCTTCTGTTAACTTAATCATAGTAGTAGGACTTATACACAAACTCTTCGTCTTCTAAAGAATACATAATCTCACCCTTTGTTAAATCAACTTTATCAAGCTCCAAGTAGCGCTTTGTTGCACTCTCCACAATATGAGACATACGCGTCTCTAAGTTTTGCTCAATTGTTAAAAGCTCATCGGATAACTTACTTATCTTTAACTTTAAATTATCCATCTCTTTTTGATGCTCATGCAAAGTCTTCTTAGCGTGAAACTCATACTCTTTTAATATTGGATCATTCACCGAATATCTCCTCAAAATCTTTGTCAGGGTTTTCTACAAGCTTACCAAACTCTTCAGGGTAAATCTTTTCAAAGTCCTCTATAGTAGGCTCATATACCTCAGCATACACCTTATTTGTTTGAAAATACTCAATGTCTTCTACAGGTATGTTCTTATACCTTGCCCAATCTGCTAAATCTAAATTGATAGTCTTTAAACCCGTACGCCTTCTATTCATCACACGTGAAGTGCCTTTGCTTGCATACCTTGTCTTATATATCGGTAATCTTTGAACTGTGTTCTTTAAAGCATACTTAGCCATCATGTACCTCTCGTGAGTTTAGAGACTTTCATGCAAGCATAGCACTTGCAAGCACTACTTTAGTTTTCTGCGCTGCGCTCTATTGGGCCAGAAATACTTCCCCTCCTCATCTTTATATATGGGAGGTGTGCCTTTATAGTCTTTTACTCTTTGTTCGTTTCGTTTAAAAAAATTATAATTGTGTGCGTTTATACGCTCCATCTTCTGGGCGTAACTCTCGTTGTCTTTCTTCTCAGGGACTTTAAAAAAATGGGCGGGGTCACTCACAGGATCTTTTGTAGACATACACATACCGTAAATAACATATTCACTAATGAAACAAAAAGTGGAATGACAAAACAATAAAAAGGAACTTCTTCAATAAAAAAAGACGATTTTAATCCATATCTGTAAGCTACGTATAAAAACCCTACAACCTGTATTAAAACACCTATATTAAGAAACACTAAGAGCGTTAGCAAAAAAGATAACAATCAAAACCTCAATGCGCCCGCATCCCTTAACTTCTTTTCTATAACAAATCTAAATTCTGAAAATACCTGATCTAATGCTTTTTTATCTATTAACCCATGCTTCATGGCTACCGCAAACTGACCAAGTTCATACTCTTGCTGGTCTCTTTGCTCTTTTGTAATCGCTGTGGGATCACCCGCCCAAACAAATGTTGCTGCACAATGCACCTGAACTTCTGGCTTGCCTTTTTTCTTTAACAAACCTTCAACCTCTGGTTTGGTCGATGCTTTCTTTCTTTCTATATCTAACATAACAACACTCCTAACTGGTCAGGGGTACTAGCACGGCTGTCTAAATGAACGTGCAATATAAAAACCATTGCGAGATACTCTTATGCTTACAAATTCATTTTCTAAAAAAGAAATACCCCTGATACTATAAGCTACAAAACAAGTCTGACTAACGTCAACTTCTAGTTTGTTGTGCCCTTTATTTGAACTTTACTTTAGACGTTACTTCGACTTACTATTTAAGACTTGCATTGCCATGCTTGCAAGTTGTCCTGTGTGAAACTTGTTACTGTTACGTTAAAAAAAGGGGGAGTTATGATACAAATTATATCATTAAGGTACTATACTAAGAAAGATGGTACTAAAGGTAGAACAAACAAACTTATTACAGAGGTGGAATCTCTACCCAGAGCTTTCAAAGAGTGTAAGTCTATTGTTGGCGCTCTCGAACCAGAAGAGCGCTATAACTTATTCTACACAATTGCTCACTGTAAAAGCCCAGATTCAACCAATAGAAAGCTTCGTATATTCGACAAACAAGACAGCCTACCATTCGACCTTGACGGTATTGATTTATCTAAACTCGATGCCTATAGCGAAGTACTCTTTGAAATTACCAAGCTCGACCCTAAAAAAACTGGACAAATTTGCTCAGGCAATGGACTACAGTTTATTGCGCTTATTAACAACACAATCGAGAATCGAGATGATCTTAAACTCTATCGACTACACTATAAAGCCATTTGCGATCGGATCAACGATTCACTAAAAGAAAAGGGCCTTCCTGGAAACGCTGATTATGCCGTCTATAAAGACAAATCCCTTATGCGCTTTCCAGGTACAAAGAATGTAAAAGAAAAAGGCACCACTGAGTGCGTAATGAGACAACCTCACATTGAGGAACAAGTCTTTGACTGGCATGACATCTCTAAATTAGAAAACGTAGCAGCAACACATGAGCTTAAGTGGAATGAAGCAAACAACGACACCGTTGATGCTAAAGAAATCACTGACAAATGTGAATTTATTAAATGGTTATTAGAGTCCCCAGGAGAGGTAAGAGAGCCCCACTTTTATGCAGGCATATCTATTATTGCTAGGATGCCTGATGGTAGGGAGCGTGTTCATGCGCTTCACCAATCAATTATTAACTCAGGCAGTGACACAAGCGTGGCAACGTACACCCCTGAACAAGTTGATAGAAAAATTGATAACTCTCTAGCCTCTTCTGGGCCTCGTTCTAAAAAAGGCATTGAAGCCATCTCTGATAAATGTAGAAGCTGCCCTCTAAAAAACTCCTGTAAGTCCCCGATATTGTTAAAAGCTGAAAGCTTCATTGCCACAAAAACCACAGGCTTTCACAGACTCACCGCAGGTGGGAAGGCCATCCCAGAATACGGGGACTTAAGAAAACACTTTGATGAAAAACACCCACACATCGCTATGCTTGATAGTGGGCTCATATACAGATACCAAGACGGTCATTATAAGTTTTGTGAGAAAAACTACATTATGTGCTACGCACATGAGCATTTTAGACCTGAGTGTACTACTCCCATGGCCAATGAGTTTTATGGCAACATGGTTAGAACTAACCCCAAGCCCTCAGCGTTTTTTAATAAAACCAGTGAAGGCTTTCTAAACTTAGCAAACGGTGTGCTAGAACTAGCCACAGGTAAACTTCACCCCCATAGCCCTGAGTTTGGCTTCAGATACAAACTAAACCATGAGTATGACCCTCAAGCTAAAGCACCTCACTTTGAAGCGTTTTTAAATGACATCATGGAAGGGGATCAAGAAAAAATAAAAATCCTTGAAGAGTTTGGCGGGTATGCGCTCTCAGGTGGTAGGTACAAATACCATAAATTCCTCATGCTCACAGGAAAAGGCAGAAACGGGAAAGGAACCTATGTTGATGTGCTTGAACAATTAGCAGGAACAGACAACTACGCCTCTGTTCCTATTGATAAGATGAACAATGAAAACAACTTACAGTTACTTGAGGGCAAGCTTTTTAACTTCTCTGATGAAGTTAACTCACAAGACCTTAAGCGCATTGGGATCATTAAGAAAATGACAGGGGAAGGGCGCATTATGGTTAAAATGATGTACCACCAACCTTATGCCACTCAAGCCACTGCAAAGCTTATTATGAGCTGTAATGAACTGCCCTACATCCCTGAGACCAACATGGCCATTAGAAATAGACTGCTTTTGGTGGAGTTTAACAAAACCTACTCCCAAGAAATAGGCAATATTGATTATGCGCTTAAAGATAGGCTAAGAGCAGAGCTTCCTGGGATTCTAAACATCCTAATCAAAGGCTATCAGCGTCTAGAGAAACAAGGTGGATTTACTTACTCTAAAGCCCTAGAGGCTGCTAATGAAGAGTACATGGTGTCTAATAACCCTGTGCTCTCATGGTTTAAAACCAGTGGGGAGATTATAGAAAAGCCACTTAATGGCAGGTGTACAGTCGTTACCACTCAAGATGCCTTTGAAGCCTACTCACAATGGGCGCTCTCTAAGGGAGAGAAAGCTCTTAACTATAGATCCTTTTCTCAGAAATTCCCTTCTGCCTTTAGTATGCCCAGGGAAAGACACACTAGGAGAACAATTAAAGTCGATGGGAAGAACTCTAAAATGGGGGTTTACTATGACTTGGTGCTTCAGGGCGCTACTAGAAACCCTGACAATTTAGATGAATTTATGGAAGATTCTGCTTACTTTGTAGACTTTGAAGACCAGCGTCCACCAACGTCCCCTTTACCTGAAATACAAGAAAAAACTAAGAAAATTGATTATTCCTTCAGCAAAACAGAGCTTGCGTTTTTGAGATTGAAATAGCCTAAGCGCAAGGCACTTTTTTGATGATTAATTTAGAGGCAGCGATGCCTCTTTTTTTTGCGTGTGGACTGTGGTGGCAAGGTCCAAAAATAACCAACGTCCACACCAACGTCCACTTTTTCTTTAATGATTTTATATATTTATATACTTTTGGACGTTGGACCTTAGTTTTTAAGAAAATAAAGTATATTATAAAAAAACGCTAGAACTCACAAATTTTGTTTTTGTGAGCGCACGGTAAAAAAATATAAAAAAGTGTTGAAAAAGGCCACGGTCCAAGGGACTAACGTCCTCACCCCCAAAAACAGCTTATTAAATACGCATAATGTGAATGTGGACATTGAGAGGGTAAATACGAAAAAAGTTGACAAAAGGCTAAGGGGTTGAGCCACTATTAGACTTAGCAGGTGTGTTATAGTAAAGTGATAGATGTTACGGTTATGGGGTTAATATGGTGAGTGAGACGAAGGACACAAAGAACATTAAGTTTGTGGCCTACTTAAGATTTAAGGGTTATGAGATCAGCAAGGTTGAGCGTATAGCCAGGGGAAAGGCTCGATACCATTTTGAGCTAACAGAAAACGAGTGGCTTCACCTAAAACTTCAATTCGATAAATCACAGGAATGTAAATACGCTCAGTGCTTAGACGCTGTGGTAGACTTAGCACACTAGGGGATCTATGCCTAAATACAAGAACGGGCTTTCAGACAAACAAGAGTTATTTTGTTTAGAGTTTGTGAAGGATTTAAACGCAACACAAGCCGCTTTAAGGGCTGGTTACTCGGCTAGTTCGGCTGGTTCAATTAGCACAGAAAACATGCAAAAACCAGCAATTACTGCTCGAATAAAGAGCATAATGGAAAAACGTCAACAAAATCTAGAGGTTACGGGCGACGTAATTGTTCAAAGATTAGCCAATGTTGCTTTTGGGCATTTGGGAATGGTGTGCACGTGGACAGATGACGGCCTTGATTTAATTCCGAGTGATGAGCTGGACGACTCTGCTTTATCAATCATTTCAGAGATAAGCACTACACCTGTGTCTGATGGCAAGGGTGGACGCCTTGGGTACAATAAGAAAGTTAAGATGAGAGATTCATTAAAGGCATTGGAGCTTTTAGCAAAACACTTAGGGTTATTAGATGGACAAGGAACAGCAAAAAAGGATCAAAGCGCTCTCAGACAAAAGCTTTCTGGAGTATTTGAGGCTCTATCTATCAAAGAGTGAGGATGACTCTGACAGCTTAGATGTTGTACTTTTGGCTATAGAGGAAAGGTGTAAGAACAATTTCAAACTTTTCTGTGAAATCTTTTTTAATAATTTTACTGAATACCCTTGGAATCAATTTCATAAGGACATATTCGCGTATTATGATTCTAAAACGCTGCCTGCTAGACAAGTGGACTGTGCGCCTCGTGGAGCTGCTAAGAGTACAGTTAAGACGTTATTTAAACCTTTGCATGATATATGCTACGGAACCCAAAAGTACATTTTATTTGTCTCGGACACGAGTAAGCAAAGTGGAGAGAAGCTTAAGGACATACGAACAGAAGTTTTTGAGAATGAGCTTTTACGTGCTGTATATGATCTGCACTTTAAAACTAAAAGGGTTAATGCTGAGAGTTTTGAGGTTCATTCCAAGTATGATACGACGTTTATGCGTTCGGTATCATCTGGTACGCAGGTCAGAGGGTTACGTTATGGCGCACACCGACCGTCTAAGATTATACTCGATGACGCCGAGTCTTCGGAAAGTGTTCTTTCAGAAGAGCAAAGAGAAAAAACCGCCTCTTGGTTCTTTAAAGATATTTCAAAATTAGGGGATGTTCGGACAGACATTGAGATAGTGGGAACGGTTCTCCATAGAGATTCACTGTTAATGAAGTTAAAACGAAATCCTGCATACACCACCAAAATATATAAGTCTGTTGTAAAATGGCCGTCTAACTCTAAGCTTTGGAATGAGTGGAAAAAGAGGTACTTAGACTTAGACGACCCTGACAGAATTATTAAATCAAATAAGTTTTATGAAGACAATAAATCTGCAATGACGGAAGGCTCTCAAGTCTTATGGCCAGAAAAAGAAGATATTTTGTTTTTAATGAAGGAGCGTTTAGAAATAGGTGCTAAGGCATTTGCTTCAGAAAAACAGAACACACCGATGCCTGATGGGGATGCTTTGTTTGATAATATTTGGTGGTACTCACCCGTTACAAGAGACGGTGTAGAAGGTGTTCAGATAGAAAAGACAGGTAGGTTTGTTGCTTACAAGGACATGGAATTTTACGGTGCGCTTGATCCTGCCACTGGGGAATCAAGTGTTAAAGGTAAAGCAAAGCTAGATTACAGTGCTTTAGTATGTGGTGGTAAGGATCTAAAGGGCCGATTGTTTGTTGATAAAGACTGGACAAAGAGGGCTAAACCAACGGAATATATAAGACAGATATTTGAGCATCATTTGCAGATGCAATTTGAGAAGTTTGCAATAGAGGAAAACCTATATAGAGGCCTACTTACTGAGAATGTACTTAGGGAGAAGAAGAGGTTAGAATCTGAACGTAAGCGACAGGGAGTTGTTGATTGGGGTTTGCGTATTCCGTTTTACGAGATACTTAACCGTGAAAATAAGATTAAAAGAATTTATACATTAGAGCCGAAGGTGAATAATGGGTGGATACTTTTTAATAAGAATTTAAGCCATGAGTTTATGGAGATGATTGAGCATTTTCCATCAAAGGAAATGCATGATGACGGACCAGACGCTTTAGAGATGCTTTGGGGTTTAGTAAATAACCGCTACCAAGTGAACGCTCTAGATATAAATGCCTTAGGGGGTAAGTAGATGATAAGAAGTTTTGCGGGCAATACGACTAGAAGGTTATTTAATAACTCTAGTAGAACGCTTGGTATTAAGAACGTAAAATCGGACATGACATCTGTCTACAGAAAACCTGAGTTAGATCTATTAGATGCATATTATGAGGGAAGGCAATACTCAGCACTTCCACCTTGGGACAACACTAATTCAGAAGATGGTGAATATGTTCCTGTCAGACAACGGGCGCCACGCCTATCTTTTAACTTTGCTAAGATCTTAGCTTCAAGACTCACTTCAAAGCTGCTTGGTAAAAAGAACTTCCCTCAGATTAAAATTGAGCAAGACCCTGAGACTGTGGAGTATTTGAATTTAGTTTTATCCACTTCACAGCTTAGGTCTAAGCTTATGGAACCAATGAGAAGAACAATAAACACAGGTTCATGCTTTGTGCGTTTTTCTATTGTTGAGGGTTCATGGAAGATAAACCACTACCTATCAAAGTGGTGCTACCCTGAGTTTGACCAAAAGGGTGAATTAGAAAAGATTGAGATTAAGTATGTGTATGATGACCATGAAGATAAAGACGGTCAGGGTAACCCTAAAAAGAAATGGTACAAAGAGGTTTTAACAAAAGACAAAGACACTTTGTATGATAATCCAGAATACAAGCAAGATGATAAACCAGATTTTAAAGTGGTTGGAAGTGTTGATCATGGATTAGGTTTTGTTCAAGGTGAGTGGTTAGTAACTACAGATAAGAACAATGACTTTGATGGTGAGCCAATACTTGCAGATATTATGGGTTTTATAGATGAGTTAAACTATTCACTATCACAATCCTCTACTGCTATTCAGTACAACCAAGATCCACAGTTAGTGTTTTCCAACATGGATGAAGAAGAGTTAGGGGATTTAGTACGCTCATCCTTTAAGGCATGGAATTTAGGAAGAGAAGGGGACGCTAAGTTTTTAGAATCTGGGATGTCAGGTGTAGAGGCTGCGGTTATATTCAGGGATAAGATTAAGTTATCTCTACAGGACATTTCACGAATTGTGATGCTTGATCCTGAGAAGATGGCAAGTCATGCACAGAGTGGTAAAGCAATGGAGGTTTTACATGGGCCTTTTGTTGAGCTTATTGAAGAGATGCAACCACAGGTTGAGAAGCATTTAAGAAATTTATTGTTAAAAATGGCTTTAACAAACGGTGTGATGAATAGTCTTCAAGCAGATGTTCCTATAACACTGCCTCCAGGGTATGCACCTAAGAGTTTAAACATATTATTTAGTTTTCCAGATGTTTTTCCACAAACGTCAGAGGATTTACAAAAGAAAGTGATGGTAGCTGTGAGTGCTGCCAATGCTTCGATTATATCTAGAGAGTCTATGACTCGATGGTTAGCTAAGGATTTTGATATTGTCGATATAGAAGAAGAATTACAGAAGATAGAAACACAACCAGTGATTAATCCTTTTGGAGCGTTTTAATGGGTAAGTTTGATAGAATTGTAAATAGATCAGATGGAAGTGTAGAGATTAACGGTGACTTAGTAGAAGTTGATGAAGGTGTAGTGGGTAGTGCTACTTCTAACTACCAAGACATTGGAAACACTCGTATTCAGTGGGGTACTCAGACAGTGGATGGTGTAGTTATTTTACCAAAACCTTTTGCAAACACTTCTTATTCAGTAACTACAGCCAACACATTTGGAGTAGGGATTAGAAACACTCAAGTGCCACCAAACACAAAAACAACCACTCAGTTTACAACAGTAGCGTTCTCTTCTGCTGCTCAAAGTGATACAGGTTGTGATTGGATAGCAATAGGGGTTAAACCTTAGATGAGGGATAAGGACGTAACATTCATTCGTAAAAACGGTAGGTTAATACCTATAAAGCGCAAAACCTCATCCGTTGCAAAAGCTAGAACTAGAAAGCTTACTAAGAATGAAAGAAAGTCGAAAGCTAAGAGCTCAATATTTAAAGCTGCAAGCAGTGGTATATTAGCATCTATAAGTGGATCTATTTTTGGGACATTCACAGGAGAGGCTAACAGAAGAAAGAGCACTTTAGGAGCATTGTCTAATCAGACAGCAAATGCAGTGAAAAGGGGTGACCAAAAAGCTGCAAATAAATTCTCTAAGGTACTTGAACGTAGAAGAAAGAACATTAAGGGTTTAGGTTCTTTTGGTAGAAATGTTGGAAGAGGTGGTTTTTTAGTATCAACGGTATTAGGTGGTAAGGCTTTCACAGAGGCTTTTGAGGCTAGTACGGGAAAGGATTTAACACAAAACCAAGAGATCTTTACGGAGGCTGCGGGTGCATCTGTGTTTGCAATCTCCGCTAATAGAGTGGCTAAGTCTAGAGGTAAGAACTTTAAAAGAGGAGCAAGGCTTTTAAGAAAGCTTGTGGTTAAGAGGTAATATATGAAGGATCAAAAGGGCGGGAAAGTAAGGTTTATTAGAAAGAATGGTAAGCTTATACCAATTAGAGCTAATAAGGGTGGGTCAACTAAAGTTAAAAAATCTGACTTACCTTCTGTGAAAAGAAAACTACTTAAAGGAAAAGACAAAGCAAAAATTGATAGACTTGAAAATAGGTTTAATAAGCACTCGTCTAAAAGTAGGTTTTCATTAGGTGTTTCATTAGGTGGTTCAGTTGGACAGATTGGGGGTCTTTTAGCGTTTCTTAATCCTAAATCTAATAGAAAAGTAAAGGGACTTGGTGCTGCTGCATTTGGTTTAGGTGCTGTTGCGCAGCTAATAGGTGAGAGAAATATTAGGAAGAATGAATCTGCAAAATTAAAACTCGCCAAAAGAGGGGTTAGTATAATAGAGAACGCAAGCACATCTCCTACGAATAAAGCAAAAAAGAAAAAATGAAACAGAAAAAGCAAGTAAAGTTTATTAGAAGAAACGGTAGAGTGATTCCCATAACTGTGGGGGTTGCGGCTACTGGTATTGCTGCTAACGAAATTACTAGAAGAAAGACTTTAGTTAAAAGAGGTTCTTTAGTTATTAAGTCTAAGAAGTCTATATTTAGAACTAGACAATCAATAACTGGTTTTAGAAACGGCAAGAAAGAAACATTTATTGGTTTTGCTTTTAAAAAGAAAAACAGAGTGCGTCTAGATATGATTGCTTCTGTGAATACTAAAACAACCGTTCCTACTTACGCAGCTTTTCTAAAAGAGATCAAAAAAAAGAATACAAAGACAGTGTTTGGTCACATGGCTTCACACGATAGTATTAATCTTATAAAAGCTAAGAAGGGTAAGTTTTTAAAAAAAGGAATTAAAGGTAATAGTTTAGTAGGAAGTAGAAGTGCAAAGATAAATGTAACTAAACTTCTAAAGAGAAATGCTAAATCTGTTGTTTTAGGTGTATTAAAGGTTAAATGATGTCAGATGATTTTTTCAAAGATACTACGGTCAGAGATTTATTACTTGGAACAATTGAGAAGGTCGACAGTCTTACCGAAACTGAGCAACGAAAACTACTTAGTACTTTTCGACGAGTTAGACGAGATTTACAGGATCGTTTACTTACCATCCCTGAGGGAACTTTTACACAGACACAGCTTAATGTCACTTTAATTCAAATACAGGCAGCAATTCAGGCGATTAAACTTGATTTAAAAGATCAGTTAAAAAACTCCTCACAAGTGTTAGCAGATAGAGGAATTGTTGATTTAGAAAAAGAGATTAAAGTATTCTCTAAGAAGTTTGAAGGGGTGGAGCAACCACTAAACATAGATAGAATATTAATAGCTGAAAGGGCATCTAACTTTTTAGTGAATAAGCATGAAGCCTCAATTGATGCTTATGGTGAATCACTTAGATCACAAATCACATCAAGCATTGTTCAATCCATGGCGCTTAGAAACAACACTGAAAGAACTGTGTCTAGAATGGTTCAAAGTATTGGAAAGTTTTTCATAGGTGAAGAGTGGAAGATAAACCGCATTGCTAGAACTGAGTTATCAAACATTTATAATTTCTCAAAGCTTAATACTTTAGAGACTGTACAAGAAGAGTTTGTCCCAGACATTATGAAGTCTTTAATGCACCCAATGGATTCAAGAACTGGGGATGATTCAAAGCAGTTAGCTAACGAAAACCCAATAGTGGCGATCAATAAGCCTTTTGTGTTTGAATACACAAGAACACTTAAGAGTGGGGAAGTGAAGACAGAAAGACGAGAGTTTTTATTCCCACCTGACAGGCCTAATGATAGATCAATCCTAGTGCCGTATCGTAAGGCATGGGGTAAGCAAGCATCATTAGATAACATATAGAAATTATAGAGTAGAATTTACACGCATAAAGTCTACTTTTGGTATCAAAGTTCTACTACCCCTAAATTTTATTTCCCAGGATCCGATTGCAATTTGTACAAGGTGCTTGTAAGATTTACCTTGAAATATCTACACTCCAGAAGTTTAATTAAAAAGTCCGTAAAAAAGACCAGTTATTAAACCAAGAAAAGGCCAGGAGCCTAAAAAGGAGTTACGATATGCCACAAGGACAAAATGTAAGCACAAGCGAGCAAGTTGGACAAAAACAGGGAGAAGGTCAGGCACCTAACCCAAACTCAGCAGAAGGTCAGGCACTAGAAGCTAAACCAGGACAAACACCGTCAGAAGGTCAGGCACCTCAAACGAGTATGAGTCTAGAAGATGCAATGAGCGCTATTAAAGAACTCAGAGCAGAAAATGCCAAGCACCGCACCTCAAACAAGGAATTGGGTGAGAAGTACGGGAAAATGGAAGCAGGGCTAAAGAATCTTTTCGGCGAGCAAGGCAATGAGTCCTTAACTGTAGAAGAGAGAATTGAAGCACTAGAGCAAGAAAAGCGTGAGAACGCAAGAGCGCTAGAAGCCCAGCAAACAGAAGCGGCTCTTGTAGAGTTAGCTTATGAGTTAGACATACCTAAAGAGGAACGAGAATATTTCGATTTCTTAGTGGGTAAAGAGCTAAATGGTTTAGAAGATGGGGAAGAACTGACAGACGGGAAGCTAGAAGAAATAGCTGCAAAGGTGAAGAGAAAATCTGCACCAAGCTCAACGAGCACTACGGGGTTAAACACTCCACCTCCAAGTCAGGGCGGAAAAGCGATTACTCTTAAAGATTTTCAAGCGATGTCTTTAACAGAGAAAAGCAAACTCTACACATCCGACAAAACCACTTATCAAAGTCTATACGCACAAGCTAGGTCAGAGGGCAAAATTAAATAGTAATATAAACAGAGGATTAAAATGCCAACTACAGTAAGTACAGATTTTACTTTTGAGCCTAAAGTATGGAAAGACCATATCAGAGCTTATTTCGACAAAAAATTAGTTTTCGGTGCAATTGCACTTAACGATGACACTTTAACAAGTGCTCCAGGTGAGACTATCAACTTTCCATTTTTTGAAAACATTGGTGATGCTGAAGAGCCAGCAGAGACAGCAGCATTAAATGTTGACAATCTTTCTGATAGTTCTTTTTCTGCAACTGTTAAAGAAATCGGTAAAGCCGTGGGTATCACTAAAAAGGCTTTCAAAGTGTCAGCTACTAGAACAGAAAGAATCATTGAAGAGATTACATCTCAAATGGGTCGTGTTCATGCTGAGAAAATAGATGCTGATCTTTTCACTGAAATGGATCTTGCAACTAGCCACGTAGCGGTTACTCCTACAATCAACACAGGTGGAGCGAACATTCGTCAAATCCTTGAGATGAAAACAGTAGCTTTTGGCGATAAGCACAAAGATGCTATGGCTCTTCAAATCAACCCATTAGATATGCTTGGTATCCTTACAGATACAACTACAGGTTTTTTACAAGCAGATGCTCTTGATCCTTTCTACAGAGTCCCTGGTTACACAGGTCGTTTGTTAGGAATGGCAGTATTTGAAGTAGACACAGTGCCAGCGGGTTCTTGTTTCATGCACAAAGCTGATCCTTATGGATTCATCATTAAGCAAGATATGGAACTAGAGAAAGATTATGATGTTCTTGCTCGTGAGTGGGTATTTGCTTCTAACGAATGGTATGCAGTTAAGTCATTCCACGCTGAAGTTGATCCATTAGACAGAAAGTCTTTAAAAGGAACATTCGCCTAAATTAATTAGAGGGAGTTAGACTCCCTCTTTTTTGAATAAGCACGTACACGTCAATTGTCGTAGGAAAGAGAGAGCCTACATTTAAAAGGAGTAATAATGGGAATGATGTTAAAGAGGCATAAAGCCAATCATTTGTCTGAAGAACAAAAAGAGAAGTTAGCTAAGGTTGATAAGAAATTAGCTGAATTAAAAAGAGAATCTAAAGAATATTCAAAGCAAAAAACAGATCTTAGAAAAGCTAGAAAAGAGATTTTAGACGCTGGTCATGTAGACGCTAAAAAAGCAGTTGAAAAGGCTAAGAAAGAAAAGCGTGAATCTTTTGAAAAAGCTAGAAAAGAAAAATCTGAGAGTTTTGCAAAATCTATTGAAGACAGAAAAAAAGGCAAGAAGAAAGAAGCTGTAGAAGCTCCTAAAAAAGCTGAAGTCAAAGTAGAAGAAGTTAAAAAAGAAGAAACTAAAAAAGAAGCTAAGTAATGGCTTTATCTCAAAAGCAAAGAACTAAAATACTTTTTTATTTAGGGCATCCAGGTCTAACCATAGTTCCTGATTCTACTTTCTTTAGTGGAATCATATCGGACAGGTTTGATGCGGCTAATGATGTTCCTGAGATTTGTATGGTTGTTGTTGGGCTTTTAAAGAAGTTAGAAGACATTGACTGCAAGCTTGAAAAAGCTAGGTGTCGTTTGTCGGCTTCAAAAGTTGATAGCATTACTTTAAACGAAAAAGAAATATCAAAGCTTTTATGTGAAAGAACTAGATGTATTAAAGAACTATCAGCGCATATTGCGATTCCTTATAAGGGCCTTTCAAGGGTTGTAGGGGTTGTGAATTGAGCGACAGTTGTTTAAGAGATTGTTTTCTAGATAGTTTAGACGCCATCACTTCTGTAAGAGATGATATAGGCGCAAACATTCAAGATTCTTTTATTGTAACTAGGACGTGGAGTGGAGAGCGTGTCGGTGATGGTACTTTTACAGACCATACAATTCAGATACTACCAAGCCCGTATATGTTGGATCTTTCTCACGATGTGAGGATTCAAAGAGGTGGTTCTTATGAGTCAGGTGATTTGATTTTAAGAACTATAAATAAAGCTCGTTACACTGAAGAGGATTTACGAACAGATACGAATGAAGAAACAGTCGAGAAATTTATAAAAGTGGGTGACCATTTTTATAGAACTAAACACATAAAAGAGAAATTTATTACTTTTGAGATACACATTTCAAAAGTAGCAGAAGATGAAACAGAAAGAGGAGAATAGATATGCCAAAAGATAAAGGTTACCCAATGGGTACAGATGAGTTCAACAAAGGTTTTTCAGATGAGCAAGCAGGTTATGGAAACAAAACTGTAGGTTCACAAGGAACAGGCGCTTTAGGTTCAGGTCCTAGTGTTAAAGGTGTTAACAATCCAAGAGGGATTGAGCCAAAAAGCATAGGCGGAGTAAAAAGACAGTCGGGCATGATGTATGACCATGTTGAAGGTAAAGTAGGTAAGTAATTTAAATGGCAAGTAAGACTGTTCGTTTAGAGGATCTTTCAAAAGAGCTTAAGGAATTTTCCAAGAAGTCTTTAAAAGAGCAACAAACGGCAGTTACATCGGGACTGTTAAGATCAATCCCGATGCTTGTCCAAGACTCCCCTGTAGACACAGGGGAGTATGCAAACTCCTGGGATATTACGCTTTCTGAAAAGAGCGCAATACTTGGGAACTTTGCGCCCCATGCTTCGATCATAGAGAAGGGTGCTAGGCCTTTTAAACCACCAATAGGGCCTTTGCTTGCATGGGCCAAAAGAGTGTTAAAAAGCCCTTCGCAACCACCTAAATATGATTCACAAGTGTGGGGTTTAGCGGTGGGTGTGCAGAAGAAGATTCAAGCACAAGGTATGATGCCTAGGAATGTTTTAGAAAAAGCTATTCCAAAGATCATAGAGAATATTAGAAAGGAATTTGAACAAGTTGGCTGATAAATCAAAACACGAAAGTATAACTGAGATACTAATGCGCACATTAGCGGATTATATTGAGGATTCATGTGATGGTATTAGGCAGTCAATAATAGGCTTTCCAGAGCCCAATTTACGTTTAAAAAAACCTTCTGTTAGTATTTATTCACCTTCCATGAATTTTGCTGCCTACGCTCGTCCTTACGTGTGTGAGCAAGGGGAGACAAGCGACTCTAAGGCACAGATTAATTATGTGGTTGGTAATTTTGAGACCACTTTAAAAATTGATTTATGGGCTGGGAATAAAGAGGAGCTTGATGATCTTTTTGAAGAGATATTTCAAGCGCTTCAACCTGAGATAATCCCAACAGGGTTAACTCTAGAGCTTGAAAAATATTTTAACCAGAAGGCATTATTTACTTATTCAACACACCAAAGGGCTAATAGTGAAGACAACAGTCGCAAGGACACGTGGAGAATCACTTTTGATATTCTAACCACTTGCAATGCTATCCGATCTAAGAAAGAATTTATAATAGAAAATACACAAATTGATGTGAGTCTAAACAATGACGATACCATCCAAGAACATTAAGGAGAAATAGAAATGGGAACAGTTTTTAGAACAAACGACCCTACTCAATTTGATGACATCGACGGTATCATCATTGATGAGCAAACCCCAGCTTCAAGCATAACGGGTGTAGACTCAAACGTAGGAATTTTAGTTGGACAATTTCAAAGAGGTCCAAAAGAGTTAAGCTTACCACTTAATTCACTTGCAGAACTTCACGAAGTTTATGGAAGGTCATCTTATCTAGGTAACATTCAGTTAAGAAACAAATCTTTTGGTAGAGTTAGAATTATCAGAGTAGTAGCACAAGATGCTTTAACGGCTTCTTTTACTGACAATGATGGCGTAGCAAATATTGAAGCACTACACGCAGGTGAATACGGTAATAACATTGAGTTAACTGTAGAAGCTGGTTCAGTTAGTGGTTTTAAGCTTATTGTTGTTGATAAGAATCCACAGTCTGTTTTAACGACTGAAGTTTATGACAATGTAGACGTTGAAAACATTGGTAACACTTTTGCTAATTCAAACTTAATTAAGTTCACAATCATTGATCCTTTTGTTGGACCTATTCAACCAATAGCAGCGACTCTTTTACAGGGTGGATCAGATGGCTCTATTGCTGACACTGATTACGAAGAAGCTATTGCAAGAGCTGAGGTTTCTCAAGCTGGTAACGTATTATTCTTGGATGAAAACAATTCTACAAGAAACCAATACCTAAGAACTCACGTTGCTGAGACTCAGGATAAAATGGTTATTATTGCGGGCGATGTTAGTACAGATCTAGCGGGTGCTATTGCTGATGTTGAAAATTACAGAGACACAGACGGTAGAATCATTTATGCATGGCCTTGGGTACAGACTACTATTGATGGAGCACAACAGTTAACTAACCCATCAGCTTGGGCGGCTTCTGTGTTTACACAAACTGCACCGAATGTTGCTTTATCTTTTGTTGATAACGCTCGTTTCTTACAAGGTGTAACTGGTTTAGCTTATGAGACTGGTAGAAATGGACATATTAGTTTAGACGCTGCTGGTATTATGGCTTTTGAAAGAAAGCAAACAATCGGTGTTGTGATTAAAAACGCAGTAACTACTCAGCTTTTAAACTCTCAAAAAAGAGTAATTCTAAGACGTAGAATGGCTGATTTCTTACAAGACTCTATTGCTGAGTTACTTCTTAACTATCAAAACGACATTAACTCAAAACAAGTAAGAACAGAAGTACAAGCGGCTATTATAGCTTTTGATACTTTACTTGTCGAAGCGGGTGTTTTACCTGGCGAGCAAGATGTTAACGGTGGTGGAGCATTACTTGTAGACACTGAGACTTTAAATACTGACAACAGTATTGCTCAGGGTTTGTTTAAGATTGCTTACAGAAGAAGGATTTTCAGCTCTATGAGATATATTGTTTTAGTTGCTGATATTGGAACAAACGTAGTTGTAACAGAAGAGGAAGGTTAATTAAATGGCAGCACCAAGTATTAGAGGTCATAGAGGCCTCATAAGAATTTTTGAAAACGGAAGTCCGTCTGGGATCATTGATATTGTTAATGTTGATGTGAACCAAGACTCTTCTTTCATTAGAACTTTCTACGTAGGAAGACCAACACCTGAGGGCGATCAATCAATCGAAGGTTGGTCGGGATCAGTAGAGTTAGAAGTTAAAGACGCATCAGTTGATTTATTCATAGATGCTTTAGTGACTGATAACTTAAACGGAATAGGTGTAAGTGATTACACTTTTATTACTACAGAGTTTTATGGCGACGGTACTGAGCAATCTTATGTTTATTTTGATTGCCAATTCAAAATGTCTAAAAGACAAGGTGGTTTGAATGAAAAAATCACTAAGCGTTTAGAGATGCAAGCATCAGGTAGACAGCCGTTATAGTTATTACTTGTCTGTGTGGGTACTATACTGTGTAGTACCCACACAGACGCAAAGTTTGTTAAATTAGAATAGGAGAAAAGAGAATGGAACAAGTTACAAAAGTTACTCTTTCAAGTGGGAGAGTTTTGTTTTTATCAGAAATGGATCAAAACAAAGAAGAATTAGCATTAAAGACAGCCGAATCAAAAGGTGCAAGCACTGAAATAACAATAGGTTATATGATGCAAACAGAGCTTTTAAAGCTTCTTATTTGCGGTGTGCAGGAACAAGGTCAACAGAAAAAGCTTACAGGTACAGAAGTTGAAATGCTTTATAAAGAGCTCAAATACCCAGAAGTGGTAGAGTTAAGAAAGGTGGTTCAAAAAATATCGGGGGAAGTACAAAGCGCCGAGCCTCAGATAGAACTCGTGACTGGTGGTCTTTCGTAGCTTGGTGCAAACGATATTCTTCTATTACTCTAGATGAGCTTAGGAGTATGGACGAAACAGAGAAGAAGCTATACGCCAAAGCTCTAAATAGATTGATAACTGAAGAAAACGGAGAGTAGAAATGGCAGCGAACCAAGCTTTTAAAGTTTTAACAGAGTTTAAATTTGAGACTGGGCAAGCCGTTTTAAACGCTGGCAAACTTCAACAAGCAACTGATAAAATATCACAAAGCGCTGATAGCGCTTTGTTTTCACTTAAGAAATTAGGTTTTGGTTTAGTCGCTGATTTTGGATTAGGTGCAAGTTCTGCATTGGGAGTATTCTCTCAAGCATTAAACGCATCAGAAAACTTCTTACAAAACCAACTAACTATTTCAAATATTATTAGTGCCAATATGCAAAACCTTACGGGTGATATAGGTACATTTAACGACCGTATGATGGTGTCTAAAAACATTTTAAAAGACATATCAAAAGATGCTAGAAAGTTTGGTTTAAACGAAAACGAATTAGCAGGTCAGACAAAACAACTAGCAGCACTTCTAGTTCCTAAGGGACTAGCAGGCGATAACTTTTCAAACGCTAGGGACATTTCAAGAAACTTTTTAAAATCTGCACCAACTTTAGGTGTTAACGCTTTTGAAGCTCAAGGGCAGTTACAACGATCTTTTGAAGGAAGTGCGTCTATGGGTGACACTCTTTTTAGAAGATTAGCGGGTGAAACACAGGTATTTCAGGACAAGTTTAAGGGTGCGTCTAATGCAGCAAAAGCTTTTAACGCTCTTCCATTAAAAGAAAGATTTGATTTATTAAATACGGGTATGGCACAGTTTGCATCAGATGCCGACGTGCTTGCAGGACAAGCGTTCACTATGAACAGATTACTACAAACTCTAAGAGACACTTTTACAGGTTTCACGGGAGTGCTTCTACCTTTAGGTGATGCGATTGCAGGGCCAGTAAAGACAGCCATCAAAGATGTCATAGCTTTAGTAGATACTGACATAAGAGTTATTTTTAAACAGCTTGCGGTTTTAATTCAAGGGTTTGGTGGGGACGTTAAAGATTTAACTGTGGATTTAATGCAGTTAAAAGAGCTTTCAGGTGATTTTAAGAAAGCTTCTTTTGTATCAGCTATTTTAGGAATAGGTGGAGCGCTTTTAGGGTTTGCTTCAAAGTTTGGTTTAATAGGTAAAGTGCTAAACCCTGTATTATTAATGTTAGTTGGTGGTTTTAAAGGTCTTTTTAGAATCATGTTATTTCTAGCAGGGCCTGCACTTAAGATTTTTGGTTTTCTATTTACAGCGGTCTTAAGAGTACTTCCAGTGATAGCACTCTTAACTACATTCTTTCAGTTAATTTCAAGAGCAAGGGCTATAGCTAGGGTTAAAGATTTAGAGTTGTTACCTAAGATCATAGGCAGGCTTATGACTTCTTTTAATAATATTAAAAACGTACTACAGGTAGCTTTCCAGCCTATATTTGATATATTCAACGCTATAGCAAGATTTATAGCGCCTTTGTTCTCTGTTTCTTTACTGTTAGGTGTTGTTGCTACATTTTTTGAAAAACTAGAAGCTATTATAATAGGAACCTTTGCGCTTTTAATTGGTTCTATGCACGCTGTGTTTCAATTAGTAGATAATTTAAAAAGTGGTAAAATCCTAGGTGCTTTTGATGGCGTTGGTGCTTCTTTTAATTCAGGTGTAGATGGCTTTTTTGATGACTTAATAAATTCGTCAAAAAACGCTGATGGGTCTACAGCGGTTGCTAAAAACACAACTAACATTGGTAAAGTTGAGATTAAAAACGAATTTAAAGAAAAGTTTGAACCAGACAGAATTGCTTTTAGTTTAAAAGAGCAATTACTTAAAACCGCACAGAACCCAACGGCTGCTAGAAATAGAGGTTTTGCATTATCAGGAATCGGTAGGTAATTAATGGGCATTATTGATTTTAGTTTAAAAGAAGGAATAGAGGATTTACGGAGTAGAGTTCTTGACCCTTTTAAAAATATACAAAGACAGCCTGCTGATTTAAAGGGAGCGCATGAGCGTAATGATTTCAGAGATGGTCTTATTATTACAGAGATTGAAAACGGAGTGGATCTTACACAAAATAGGATTGTTCTTCGTGGTTCTGATATGCCTACTATACCCTTCACGTTTAGTGGGGAACAAAAACTTGTTAAGGATTACTATCCAGGTAACCGTGAGCCGACCGTCCAAGTCCTTGGAGCAAGAGAAGACGATATTAAAATCAACGGTCGTCTTAAAGCCAAAACCCTTGGAATAAATATAACTGATGAGAACTTAGAAAGCTTTAGAAGTTACCCACAAGAAATGCAGCAGCTTATAGATGCCATGCGTATTCGTGGAAACCTTGTAAGGCTTGAACTAGGTGAGTTTGTTAGATTTGGTTTTATTCAAAGTAATAACTTTATGATGAAGACCTTGGCTGACATTGATTATGAGATTAACTTTTTAATCATTGGATTTACACCACCTCAAAACTGCAACATTGTAAACGCCACAAGACAGATTCCTTTTGATGTGAATCAAGATTTAATCGAACAAGTTGAGCAAACCAGAACGTCTGTTCAGGAGCGCATACCTGATTCTTTTGATGACTCATTAGCTGCACAGATTAATAGTCTTACTAATGATGTTGCAGTACAGATTAACTTAGTAACAAACTTTATAAACACTGTTCTTAACGAGGTAACGGCGATTAGACAATCTGTGGATAGAGCAGAAGGTTTAATTAAAAACGCAAGACTAGCAATTAGAAGATACATCACACGATTAGGTTCTTTAGATATATTTGGAAACGTAGCGCTTGAAGATCCTAACGGTATATCAGGTGCTTACAACAATGCTGTGTTTTTTAACCAAACTATCTCAGAGGCAAATGATTTGTCTGAGTTTTTAAGACAGTTACAAGCTCAACTTGATGATGTTTTTGTGACAGAGCCAGTGGCAAGACATAGGGTAGTATCAGGGGACACTCTACAAGCGCTAGCGGTTCGTTTTTACAATGACCATGCGCTTTGGGAAAACATTTATGAACACAACAATTTAACTGACACAGATCTTTCTTTAATTGCAGGAAACATCTTAGAAATTCCAGAGGTCAGTTAGTGGGTGTATTCTTTCCTCAAGGGGTAATGACTTTACGAGTGGTTTTAGAAAACAATGGGGATGAGTCCATTGAAAATCTAAACAAAGTACATACATTTACAGTGCTTTGTAAAAATCTAAAAGTAAATCTTAACTCTTACAGGGAAGCTGACACATTTGATGTTACTCTTGATTATAAAAGCTTTCCATTTGACCCAAGAACTATTAGAAGCGCTGGGGTTACTATTCATGTAGAGGATAAGGGAAGATTGTTTGACCAGAACAATCAAGCTCAATTTATAGAACCTTCAGAACAAAACACAATCTTTCAGGGTTTTGTAGACGAAGATAAAATTGATCTAAACGATGACAATAGAACTGTTAATTTGTCTGGAAGAGATTTCACATCTTTACTTATAGATAGAGAGTATATTGGACCTCCCATACAACTTACAAGTCCACTTGATGTTATCTTTAGAGAGTTATTAGATCAAAGCCCTGCCACTCGTTTAAACGGTCGTAACGGTATTAGAATAAACAATCAAACAGGTGGGCCACTTCCAATTATTGCTAACTTTGGAGCTTCAAGAGAGGCTGACTCTACTGTTAAAAACCCAAAAAGAGGTCGGTCTTACTGGGATCATATACAGGACATGACAGCACAAGCGGGTTTAATCTCTTATATATCTTTAGATGAGTTAATAATCACAAGGCCTAGAACTTTATACAATAGGGATCAATCAAAGCTATTTGTATATGGACAAAACCTAACAAACTTATCTTTTGAGCGTAAGCTTGGAAGACAAAAGAACTTTAATGTCAGGGTGATTTCATACGATATTGAGAAGAAAAACTTAATTGAGGCAAGAATACCTGAGAACGCCTCTGCTAACTGGGCAAGAGACATAGGTATAAACAGAAAACGCATACAAGTGCCTACGCTAAACACCAAGGGTGAAAAAGGAGAGCCACAAGATGCGCCTTTTATTACTTTTAGAATTAGAGATGTGTCTAACTACGACCAGTTAGTAGAAGTTGGACAGGGTATATTTGAAGAGACTGGTAGGCAGCAAATAGAAGGTCGTTTAACTACAAAAGAAATGCAAGTGTGTGATGTTAATAATAACTTTTTTGATGCCACTTCATTTAGAGTGGGTGTTCCAATAGAGCTTTTAATAGACGCTGGGGATTTACAAGGTCTTCCAGAGCTTACAGAAGGCAACCAAGCGGTTAACAGAAATAGGATTAGACAGTTTTTAATTACAAGGTGTTATGATCCACAAATAGCAGAAGCTTTGGCTGAGAGTTTGACTCGTTTTGATACTCCTTTTTACACAAAAGAAGTTGAGTTTACATTAGACCAAGAGAACGGTTTTAGTATGGAAATTAACTTTATCAACTTTATTACTTTAACATCGGATTTAGTACAATGAAGAATCCAGGTTTAGAAGAGCTAAGAGAAGTATTAAAAGACGATGCCACTCACATTGCGATAGGTAGAATCACATCAGTGTCTACAGCGCAAGACAGATCGGTTGTTAGGGTTCGTGTGGTTATTGTTCCTGATGAAACAGAGATAGTGGCTAGAATGACGTGGGAGCATATTGGACCTGATGCGGGGTTTTTTCAGTACCCATCAATTGATGATTTAGTGCTAGTAGCGTTTGCTGAGGGTTTAGAAGATCAAGCGTATGTTATAAAAAGACTTACAAGCACAATTGATAAAGTGCCGTTAAGAGCTACTGAGAACAATACAGTTATTAGAGCGATTGCGGGTAAAAAAGTGTTTGTTACCTCAGACACAGAAGTGAATATAAACAGAGGCGATGAGCCTGCAACAGAGCGTGTGGTGTTGGGAGATGTATTTAAGCAAGCTTACTCTCAACATTTACAAACAGACAGTGTACACACTCATGTGGGGAATATGGGTTTTCCCACAGCACCACCACAACAAACAGCCGACTATGTGAACCTTAAGGCAAGTCCTGTGGATAGTGATGAGATGCTTTCAGATTTAGTAAAGGTGGATAAATAATGCCGTTAACACAAACAAGTTTAGCAACTAGAATAGTAAATGAAATGATTGCAGAGAAGGGACAGCCTGAAAACCCTGTCCTTTTAATGGAGTTTGCACAAGCCATTGCAAAGGCTGTCATAGATGAGATTCAACAAAACGCACAAGTGACTACAACTGTGGTGGGTGCTTCTGCCACAGGTGGTCCAGTAACAGGCACAGGCACGGGCACAGTTTTATGAGTAATTTAGAAGAAACACTACTGACAGACATATACCACAAGACAGCAAGTGGTGGTGCTATAGAAGCTGATGGTGATTTACAAAGTGTCAGTGGTTTAGCAAACATTAAAGAAGCGCTTTTAAGAAGACTTGTGACAAGCCCTGGTAGTTTAGCGCATAGACCTAATTACGGTGTGGGGATTATTAGGTACCATAACAGTTTGTCTTCTGTTCAACAGCAACGACAAATGGCTGTGAGAATAAAAGAGCAGTTTGAATTAGACACACGTGTAGAGGAAGTCACTGTTTTTAAATTTGAAGTTGATGACAACACTCCTGCTTTGACTACAATATCTATAACTTTAAGAATTAAAGGCTTTGAAGAGCAACAACTAGAGTTTAACCCTTTCAGAGAGGATGTGTTTAATGGCTAATGAAGTCCCATCACAAAGTGAATTATACGACATATTTAAAAACGAATTACAAAACAGGCAGCCAGGTCTTACAGATTTTGAAGAGGGTTCAAACCTTGATGCTATAGCGGGTTCAACTTCCGTTGCTGCACAAGAGATTGTTCGTTTTGCTATAGACCAGTTTGCAAACACTTTCTTTCAAACCGCAAGCGGTCCAATAGAAGACGGTGGAGTGGACAACTTAGAAGTGCTAGCAATAGACCATTTTGGTGAATCTTTTGCTAGACCACAGGCTTCAAACGCTTCTGTAAACCTTACGTTTACGCGTCCAACATTAGATGCGGGTAACGTGATTATACCTGAAGGCACTATTGTAAAAACCTTACAAGATGTGAATGGTGTTGAGATACGTTTTAGAACAGTTGCAGAAGTCACTATGACAGGGCTTACAGTAACGGTAGACGCTGAGGCTATTCTTTCAGGACAAGATTCAAATGTTGAGGCAAACACTATAGTGGTTGTAGAGACGGCTCTTACAGATGGTGACATCACAGTTAACAACATTACAGCAGCCGCAGGTGGTACAGATATTGCCACGGATGCGGAGTATAGAGAGTTTATAACAAATCTTATAGAGACGTTAAGGGGTGCGACTTGCCCAGCGATTGAAGCTGCTAGTGAAGCGGTCCCAGGGGTTGTTGATGCCACAGTGATTGAACAAAACGTAGTGGTACGAGAGTATGATGAGGCAAGCGCAACAACATCAGGTGATTCTTTTAACGTGGTTAGAACTACTGTGTACATTTCAGATTCTAACGGAGGCGCTACTCAGGTTTTATTAGATTCTGTGGATGAGGCTTTAGAAGAGCTTAGAGCTTGTGGGGTTAAATTTGAGATAGTGGGAGCTGCACCTTTAAATATTAATTGGAGAGCTGAGTACACGCTAAACCCTGCGGGACCAAACTTCGCACAACTTAACTCAGATGCAAGTTTAGTAGAGACGTTTATGAGTGATTATATAAACGGTTTAGCCATTGGCGCTGGTTTTAATATTATAACTGCTAACCAAGCGGTGTTAGCGCAATTCGGTCCAGATGGGACAAATGACCTTACAGCTTTTATAACAACAGAGCCAACAGGAAACATTGCAGCTCTAGCTAATCAAAAACTAATAGCTGCCACTGTAGAGGTTGGAACATGAGTGTAGAGCGCTGGAAAGAGCGTATTTGCTCTTTTATTCAAGACTCAGTTTATCAAGACACTGAGATTACAGAGGATGTCTTGCACGGGATTGCTGCGGTATTGTGTAGAGTAGAAGAAGTTATACAGTTTCACCAAAGACAGACATTTCTAACTCAAGCGGAGCAGGTGTACTTAGACGAGCATGGAAGAGAGCGTGATATACCTAGGCAAGAGGGTGAGACAAGCGCTCAATACAGTACAAGAATTGGACAAATAGGAAACTCTGTAGACTGTCCTGATATTTTAGCGGCTGTGATTCCCTTAGTTGAGATAGGGGAAGTGTTACTGGTAGAGGATCATGCGCAGCCTGATTTAGAGTCGACGGGGTTTTTCCAGAATAGGGGTGGCGCTACTGAGTTTAATGTAAACACAGGGTTTTCAATCATAGTGGACAACCAAGTGCATGACCCATATTCTTTTATGAATAGAGAGTTTTTTATGAATAGAGAAGATCACATGGGAAGGTTTTTATCATCTCAAGAGCTTTTTGACATCATAGCAGAGGCAATAAACAATGTTAAAGCGTGTGGTACGTTATATAGGTTATTAGAAAGGGTGGATGTATGAGCAGAGAACAGAATTTTGTAGACGGTATTGAAATTGTACATGAGGACTTTTTAGATCTTCAGCGTATTCAAAGAGAAGATATGATAAATGGGGTACTCCTTCCTTTATTAAACTCTAAAGATAATGGGTTTTTTGGTGAAGGTTATTTAGCTTCAGTGGTAGACCCTTCAAATATTCAAATTGCACCAGGTGTTTTATTTAAACAAATCGGTACAACAGAGAGCAGTGTACCTACTCAAAGAGACACTGTTATTCTAGACACCGCCGAGAACATTCAAATATCGTCTCCTGATGCAAATAACCCAAGACTTGATGCTATCTATGTAAACGCAAGTTTTATTGAAGACATTAATCAGCCTAGAAAAATAAGACCTGTAAACACTGAGACGTTTAACGTAGAGAACACAACGGTAAGAAACAAAACCGCACCTGTTTTCACAGTTGTAACAGGGACGCCGAGTGCAGCTCCCGTAGAGGGTACAGCTCCTAACGCTGATGCTTTACTGGTTGCAACTGTTTTAGTTGAGCCCGTAAACGGCGTTGTTTCTGTTAACGATAGACGCGTTATTTTAAACACTGAAGATGACCCTTTTGATGTTCCTATATTTAACTCTGATTTTGAGAACATAGATTTAAGCACAATAGAAACAGTTGGAACAGGTTTAACTATTGAGAGAAATGTAGTTAATCCCATTTCAGGAACAGCCGATCTTAGAATCAGACACGCTCATTCAAGCCCTTTAAGTTTTGTTAGATTCCCTATTACACTACCTGAAAATTTAACAGTGCCAGGTGCTAAGATAACAGTTGAGTTTGATTTAATAGCAGAGCAGTTTAATACAGGTATTCCAGGAGGGGCATTTTTCCCTTATTCTGTTTATGGGACAAACCTTACTTTTCCAGGATCAAACACACAACCTACAAGCACAGAAAGAAGCTCAACAACTACTGTGTCTAATGTTGTAGGAGCAGAACAGGACCATTTTAACCCTATTCTAAACACTAGTTTAAACCTTAACACCAACTACAATTATGAAAGAAATCAATTAGTAAGGATAAAACAAACATTTACTTTAAAAGAAAACCAATTTGCAAACGGTGGTGTTCTATCATCAAACCTCAATCTTCAGTTTGGAATAACTGAGGTAGGTGGGAACAGTTTACCTAATGATGAAGGCGATGTTATTCTAAGAATAGATAATCTAAAAGTAACGGGAGCCGCTAAACCACTAGAAGGATATGCTACAAACTCTTTTACGGGGTTTGTAGCACCAACAGGTTTAAACCCTATACCTACTAGCAACACGCTTTTAACTAGCGAGACTTTTGATATATCTGCAAGAAGCGAATATAGCTTAGAGATTACTTTTGGGGGAGACTTTGTAGCAACGCAAGCGTGTACTATGAACTTAGATGTTTTCTCTAATGGTTTAACAAATAGTACAAATGCGCTTGCGGCATTTTTTGGCTCCTTTTCTTTGTCGTGGGCTAAGACAGGTGCGCAAACTGAGTCAATTCCAGTTTCTAAAACTTTCTTTATAGACGGACCACTTCTCAATGCCAACAATATTAATTTGGCTGCACGTCAATTCTTTTTAAGGGCTTCTTGTTCAGTTGCCAATGCGGGTGTTTTAAATAATCCATTTATGAGTTTTAGACTTGTTAACAAAATAGAGGGCTAAATGACTTCTGAGATTGTAAACCTCTTAGAAGTAACAGGTGTTACCGCAATAATGATGACATTTTGCGGTTGGGGTGTACATCTTTTGATTAAACAATACTTTAAGAAAAAAGAGGAGTTTGAAGCACAACTTGCTGAGAACCAAAAGCTTAGAGATAAAGAAGCTGCTAGAAGTCTTCACGAGTTACTTGATAGATACGAGCGTGACATCAACAACTTAGGTAAGATGACACGCTCAATGCGTGATGATTTAGTTGTCTCAAAAGAAGAGATGAGAAAGAATCAATCAGCGCTTGCAAGTGTTACTGTTGATGTTAAATCCCTGACTAAAGTCATAAAAATAGCAATAGATACGGCTGAAAGCATCTCAAACTCTATGTCAGAGGAGATAGAAACTCAGGTTAAAGTACAAGTTGCAAAACTAAATGAAAGGATTAAAATTCTAAGTGAGAACAACGGTATGGGGATGGAGTGAATGGCTACAAAAAACGAATGGAAAAAGCTTAGATATTTTAAGCCAAACTCAAAGTATGACAACTGGGGAGACTCAGAACTCATTGATTTCGAGCATTTGTTACGTCTTGATGATTTTAGGCATTTTCTCAATAGTCCTGTGTATGTGGTCCAAGGAGTAAACACTTCAGGACACGCAACAAAATCATATCATTACCCTCAAAACGGTGCTTGCGCTACCGATATAGTTGTTCCTGATTATGAGGGTTCTTTCATACAGTTAGTATTAGACGCTGAACGCTTTGGGTTTAACGGTTTAGGCGCTTACCCACACTGGCATTACTACGGTGAGAACACAGGTGGTCTTCATTTAGATTCACGTCCATTGCAATGGGAAAAAGATGAGACTCTTAATTACAGGCAATCAAGGTGGATGGGTGTTAAGAGAAACGGTAGTCAGATATACATTCCTTTAACTTATAAGAATTTATTAAAATATAGCACGGAGGCTAAGAATGGATAAAGTAAAAGATGTAGTAATGTGGCTTGTATCAAACTACGCAGGTGTTTTAGTAACCATGTCTATCACTATTGGTTTAGTTGAGGTTATTCTTTCAAGACTTTTCCCTTCTAAAAAAAGAACTTCTATTTTAATGAAGCTTTCTAAATACATTCACTTAGCAATGGACTATTTAAAAGTGCCTGATGTTAAACGTGATGAAGTCACTAATAAGATTATGATGTACGGTCATGTCAACGAAAAACACGAAAACTAAGACTATCGAATCAATACTAAAGTGGTTTAAAGAGACACTTCCTTCAATAGCTCTTGTGGGTAGTTGGGTGTTTAACTACATGATGGGTAAGGTACAAAAAGAAAAACTTGCCCATATAAAGACTAAGCTTGAAAAGGATAAGTTAGAAAATGAAAAAAAAGTGGTTAAAGATAAGTCTGACGTTAATAGTATTATGGACGCCGTTAGCAAAGGCCGAAAGCTTAGAGCTTCTAAAGAAGAAAAACGTAGACTTGATGCTACAAGGAAAGACACTGAGTCTTGATGTAGAGGAACAAAAAGATTTAGCTTCTTATATTAATCAATGTCAGTTAAACGAACTTAATCTTGAATCAACTGAAAAAGCTTTTAACGAATGTAGCTCTACTCTGACTAGAACAAAAGGGTGGTGGCAAACCCCGACAGGTACAGCGCTTATACTTTTAACTGGCGTTTTATTAGGTTTTAGCGCTGGAAGTGTGGTTAACTAAATGGCTTTAGCTCAGATAAAACATATAGGTTCTGGTAGAAAAGAAATTGCTCAAAATTCAACTTTAATTGTGGACACGTTGTCTAGTAACTGTTTTACCCATGTGGAGTATTCTCTTGTGCTCCAGGATGGGACAAAAACTCAATCATTAAAAATAGCTATCCTAAAGACCGATGCTAATAACATAAGTCATTCGACTTTCGTTAAGTTAGGACAAAGATTAGATACTGTTATTAGGCCGACCGTTACTAATGGACGTTTAGATTTAGAAGTCCAAAATAATGAAGCGCTACCAATTCAGGTAAGCTTTACGAGAAAACACACAATATAAGGATAAATATTATGGCAAGAGAATTGTTTAATGTAGAAAAAGGTTTTGGGATATGTGAGATTGACGGCGGTTCAGCTTTTGAAATCTTACAAGGGGTAACAGCTCCAGGTGGTGATGGCGCTGAACAAGATGCGGCTCCACTTTCTTCTTTGTACTCTCAAAATGGGACATCAAACCTATATAAGAAAGTAGCTAACAACGGTGACATGGCTGATTGGGAATTGCTTGCAGGTGGTCAAAATCAAGAGTTAGAAGCTGGGGTTTCTACTACTGCTACTGTTCTAGATTCACTTTTAATTGATGAGTGCAGATCAGCAATTTGGTTAGTAACTGCTTTTGATGAGGCAAACCCTGACAGCGTTTCTTCTCAACTAGTACACGCTACTAACAACGGTACTGCTACTTTAGATGCGACTGTTATTGATGACAACTTGTTTTCAAAAAATGCAGAAGGTTCTTTTAACAGAGAGATTGCTACTGTTTTAACAGGTGCAGGTGCGGCTCAAGAAATGCAGTTGGTTGTTACTAGTGCAGAACCAGGCGTTACTTTTACAAGTACATTAGTTACTAAAGCGGCTTCTGGCTACTAATGATTGATTTCACAAAAGCTTTTGAAGTTGGGGAAGACGGAATTGCAATATGCGATAGCAACAACAACTTTAAATTCTTTTTGTTATCAGGACAAGCGTCCCCTATAGGCGCTTTAAACCCTCCTCAACCATCTATTTATATAGATGGTAGTTCTAATATTTTTAGAAAAACAGGACCCACAGCTTTGGACTGGACCTCTGCGGTTAGTTCGGATGTTCAAAGTGGTGTTTTTGAGATTATTAGTGGAGAATGTATTACAGTAGAGCCACGAAGAGAGATGAGAATTAAGTCGGTCCAGACTAACTTTGGAACTCTTAAAAACTTTGGTAGAGTGGTAGTTGATTAGGGGGTTATATGGGAATTTATTTAACGGACAATTTAGCGGCTCATCCTACTGGTACAGATGTGCCAGAATCGGGCAATACTATACTATATCCTCTAGCGGGTGTTTGGTACAGAATGGAAAACGATGCGGTTCCCGTACCTTTAGAATTAGACGCATCACAAGTAGCGCTTGTTAACTCGGCTTTACAAGCTGGGAATAATGTCTCAGAATTAACAAACGATGCTGGTTATCAGAACTCAACAGAAGTTAATAGTTTAATAGCTACGGCTTTAGGGGTTGAGACAACAGCAAGACAAAATGCTGATACAAATTTACAAAATCAAATAGACACGATTGGAACAGATCAGACGACACAAGACTCTGCTATACAAGCAAACGCTGACAATATAGCGCTTGGAGCAAGTCAGGTTGATTTAAATAATCATGTAACGGATACAAACAATCCACATCAAGTTACTGCGGTTCAAGTGGGAACACTTACAACTGCGCAAATAAATACTGCCATCAGCACTGCTATTAATAATTTGATTAACGGAGCACCTGGCGCTTTAGACACACTTAACGAGTTAGCCCAGGCTATTACTGATAATGATGCCGATCTAGCAAACTTAGTTAATTCAATAGCACAGGTTCAAACAAATCTTAACGACCATGAAGGGGATTTTGCAAACCCACATCAAGTGACAAAAGCACAAATTGGTTTAGGTAATGTGGATAACACAAGTGATGCAAACAAACCTGTGAGCACTGCCCAACAGACAGCACTTGATTTAAAGGCTGATCAAGCTGATTTAGATACAACCAATACTAACGTAGCGGCTAACGCTACAGCTATTGCAGCAATACCTACTGATAGAATTGAGAGTGCAGATACTAACACATCTTTTGATGCATCAACGGCTGAGGCTATTGTTTCAACTAATGGTGTGCCACGAATAATAGTGCAAGCAGATGGTGATATTGGTTTTGGAACTAACGACCCAATTGCAAGGTTTCATGCTCAAGGGGATGCAGCTAATCAGGAAGTGTTTGTTGTAAGAGGTGCGGCTAGCCAATCTCAACCTTACTTTCAAGTAAGAGAAATTAACAACACGCAAGTGTTTCAAATTCTTGCAAATGGAAATGCTGACTTTGGTTCAAACCAAGCAAAGAACTTAGAAAATCCTACAGACGAACAGGATGCAGCAACACGTGCTTACGTATATGATGCAGCAGTTGGTGAGAATACGCCACAAATCAATGACAACGTGGCTAATCAGATTTACTTAAGTAATACATTTGTGCTACCCGCAGCAGGGGACTACATAGTTAGCGCAAACTTCACATACTCGCATGACTCAACAACAAATGATTTTAGAGGGTTTGTTAACATTGATGGGACTGACACTGAGATTGTAAGACATGAGCCACAAGACGCTGCGGGCACAGGTGTTGTAGCAGCTAACCAAGGCGACAACATAAATGAAAACAGTGGAACGGATCAAAGATACACCGTGCATAAAGAAGTTGTTTTGACTGGAAGAGCGGCTGGGAACTTACCAGTAAACATAAATTGGAACCCTTCATCTAATGGGGTTGAATCAACAATTTACAGCGCAGTTATTAGAGTTAAGAGACTCACATTTTAAGGGGATTACATGAGTTATAATATATTTGAACACTACGATATTGAAGAGCTTCTAGGTAAGAACTTTAAGTTTAAAGATATGGGTTTAGAGTTTAAGGACTGGCATTTTAACAGAGGCTCTTATGAAAAGCGTGATTACTTCCATAGTAAAGAAAAAAACTTAGTTATAAGAGAGAAGTATTTATATGAGTTTAGATCTGAGTCTGATGGTTTTAAAAGAGAAATTAATAAAGCCACAAGAGTTATCCAGTGGTTTGATGGTGAGGGCCAAGTTGGACATGAAGAAACTATTAAAGTGCTTGATGGTAAGCAAAAACTTAAAAGACTTAACAGAGACATAAGAAGAAATAGAATTGATTTTTTAGAAGTAAGGGGTGAAGAATTAGTTGATATAGCTGACTCTATACCTGAACAAGCTCGTGCAGTTGAGCCTTACAAAACTCAGTACCAACAGCTTATGTATGTAAGCACACAAATTTTTACATTACTTAGGCACTATTCAAACGAAATTATAAGTTATGTTGAAAGTGGTGATCCTCTTTTAGAACTACGAATTAGAGAAGAGATGAACCCAACTATTCAAGCCATCTTAAATATTGTGACTGTACCTCCTGGGCAAGATCCAAAATTCCCATCAGGTATGAATGTAAAGCAATCTATATTATATCAAATGACTGGGGAGACTGAAGTATGAAGCGCTTATTCGTCTTTCTTGCTATGTTCTTGTTCTCCGTACCTGATCTTATTTGGGCGGTTTATAATTTACTTGTTGGTCTTGTTTTATTTCTTATAGGTAAAGTCACAGGGTTAAAGAAGCTTAAGTTATATGGTCTTAATATTGCTATATCTGTGGATCAATTCTTTTCTGTTAAAATGATGGGACAAGGGCCTGACATTACTATATCTATGGCTTTAGGGGTTGCAAAGTATAAACATGAAGAAGGAATTGCAGATGTGGCGTTGTTTTGGGTAGCGTTTGCTAAGTTTGTTAATTTCTTATTCTTTATTCAAAAGGATCATGTGTTTGAATCAATAGAGACTGAAGAATCAGACGCACACACAGTGATTCATTTATATAAGATAAAAACGCAAGACCCTGACTGGAAAGCGCTTGATAAAAAAGGTGCGACAGAGGAAACTTTAGCTGATGTTAGTTAAACTAGGTGACCCTCTAAACTTAAACCTACAGCTAGAAGATGAAAACCCTTCTATGTTTCCTGTTAGTGTTTTAAGAGACACCGCAGGGGTTATTTTAGCAGCCGTTCCTTTGGTTCATGTGGGTGGAGGGTTGTATCAATCTGATATGTTTTTAATGATTGATACATCAGAAATTACAGCGACAAACATTGTGTATGAAGATTTAGCGCTAACGGTTGAATCCTGTTTGTATGCTAGAAGCATTGATGTGTTTACAAGGAATAGAAACCTTGAAGAGATTGAAAGCATTAGAGATGATATTAATATCGTTGCAAGTGGTGTTAGACCTGGGGATAGTTTAACAGGGGAAGTACTTGCAAACGGCACACTTACAGGAAGCATTTTAAACGCCTCAAACACATTAATAGGTTTTGTCTTTGGTGGTGGTTTAATTAATGGGTTTTTAGAAGATTCAAAACCTGTTTTATGCGGTAATATTATAGAGGTAAACGACAGTATTATAGGGGATTTACATGGGTAGTTGTTCAAGCACACAAAACACAAATATGATTACATACATTCAAGGTACAGACAGGGAATTTCAATTGCGTTCTGTGTTTTCTGACTCAGGAGAACCAAAAGACTTATCGGCTTTTGTTGGTTTAACAGATGCTAGTTTATCATTATCTCTTCCTGGAGAGGATGGCACAATAGTTTTAACTCTAGACCAAGCAAGCACAGAAGGGTATTTAGAAGTGACAGACGCTTCAAGCGGTCTTGCTGGAAAAATTAAAGTTGTTATAAAAGACACTTCTACTCTAATGTCAGGAGAAAAACAGGACATGGAGCTTAGAATACAAGAGGGCGCTGGTCCTGACTTTCAAGTGTCTTGTGTTCAATTTAAGCGTTCTCTATACGTTGAGGAAAAGCTTTTCGCATAAGACTGTTTGCACAGTCGTCAAGGTTTGAGGGACGCACAACATGGGCAGTTCCTCCAGCTTTATTGATTTTTTTAAGCGTGGATAATTGCACCTTAGATGCTTTACCGTCTTCTTTTTTTAACTCCCAAGCAAAAAAGTGACCATTACAAACGCCTATTACATCAGGTATTCCAACAATAGCTACAAGTTGAGTTTTAAAAAACCACATACGTGGAAAAGTTCTTAAAACCTTAAACACTTTAAGTTTAAACTCCCCCTCTGTAGTAGCCATCCTTTTTCACTCCCCAGTGAGTAGTAGAATAACCTGGACCCGCTGAGAGCTTCAAGTGTTTATGTGGGTAAGCCTTCTCTAATATATCCACAATCTTTTCTTGCAAGTGCGCTTCTTCAAACCTGATATTGAACACAACTTCATCATGGATTTGTAAACACATCTTTGATTTATAAGGTTTTAAGAGTTCAGATATTCTAAGCATTGCGGTTTTTACACCATCTGCACTCCCACCTTGAATAGCGTAGTTAGGCGCCTTGTAGCTCCACTTAGGTGTTAACTCAAAGATTCGACCAAACCAATTCTTACCCCAACCCGATTGCTTAACGTCTAATATTGTTTTTTTCTTCCACATAGTGACTTTAGGAAGGGATGCAAAATAAGACTGCATTAACTCACGTGCTTTAGACTCTGTTATGTTTATAGCCTCTGCTAATTTTTTAACCCCTCCACCATATAAGAGTAGAAAGTTAATAGTCTTTGCCACTTTTCTAGGCTGCTTTATAAGTTCTGCCGTTGCTGTGTGAACATCAAGTCCGTTTTTTATCTTTTCTATGAGTTCTATTTCCCCAGCCTGATCCACCATAAGCCTGTATTCCATTTGGTCATAGTCGGGGGAAAAGAGGAAACACCCCTCATCTGGGATAAAACAAGAGCGCACGGTTGCACCCGTTTCTGTGTCGTCTTGGTCGTCATCTATGTCTACACTCATTTTAGGCACAGTTTGAAGCGCTGGGGACCTGATGGACATTCTTCCCGTGGTGGTTCCACCTTGAAGAATTGAAGCGTGAATCTTTCCAGTTTCACTTGATTGATAGTGTAGAAAATTCAAATAATAGGAGTTTATGCGTTTTGAAGAAGTCCGTATATTCAATATTATGTTGCCTAAAGGATGCTCTAAATCTTTTAAAAACCCTTTGTTTATTGAGGGGTTTCCTTTCTCAGTTTTTGGATATTCTATTTTAAGTTTTGTGAATACCTCTGCCAATACCTTCCCAGAGTCTATAAAATCCTCACCAATAAGATCTTTATAAGCTTTGATGTTCTCATCAACAATCTTTTGATCAGCCTGTATAAGCTCTTCTGTGCGTTTTTTATCAAGTCTAAACCCAGATTGTTCCATGTCGAACAAAACAGGTGTTAGCGCTCTTTCTTGTTTTATGACGTTTATAAACTGCTTGTCTTTAACAAGTGTCTTTCTATTAAGGTAGTAGCGTTGAAATTGCCCTAGTCTGTATGTTATTACGGCATCGTTTTCACCATACCTAGACATAATCTCAAAAGGAACTAGATCATAGCGCATATCTAACCACTCTTTAGCTGCCCAAGGGAGCTTCTTTGTGGTGTATAGTTTATGCTTTGATATGTAGGCCTCTACTGTGTTGTCTTTTTGAGCGTCTATCCACACATCTTTGTAGTCTTTTCTGCCTTGTTCATTCATTCGCTTTACACTTAGATCGAGTGTGTATGAAAAATGCTCAGGATCAAGCAGGCGGGCGATGGACTCCGTGCAATGAATCCGTCCATCAACGGAGAGGCCTTCCCTGGCAATCATGCCCATATCAAATTTAGCATTGTGCATGAACCAAGTCGATTCTTTATTGCCTAATACCTTCTTAAATTTTGAAAGATATTCACGGGGTAGAACAGTCTCTTTAGGCGCAAAATTACCCAAGTGGTCAGGGTTAGCATTGAAGTTAAAATAGAAAGCCTCTTTATCATCTGACAAGATAATTGAAAATAGTCTATCCTTATCCCACCATCTTAAACCTGTAGTCTCAGTGTCTAGGGAGTAAAAATTAGGTTCTTCAAATTTCTCTAAGCTTTCCTTAAAATTAGAAAGCGTTACAATCATGCGTTTTGCGCTTTATCTAATACTATTTGTTCCTGCACCCAAGCATCAAACCACGCTGAAAAAGATCCCTCGTGTTTTGATTTCTTATACTTTCTATTAAGCCATGCTTTAGTTTTTTTAGTTGTGTAGGCGTAAACTACCTCACGCCTTGGTGTTGGTTTTTTTGTAGCCATTATATACCCGCCATCATGTCAGAACCGTCGTTTTCGATAACATTAACAACTTTTGAAATGTCTTGCTCTTCTGCCACTTGTACATTTTTTGATTCTAAGGTTTTAAACCACTGATAAGCTGTGTTTAACTCTTCTTGCGTTGTGTCTCTACCTATTGCAGTTGTTGGAACAAACCACGTGCCTTTATCATTCTTTTCTTTCTTTGTACCAACTGTGAAAACTTTATTGGCTGATCTTAAATTAGTTGCCTCAAGTCTTTTAAACATTGTTACAAGCATTTTACCTGAACGCAGGCTAGTGGATTTAAAACTAAGAGCGTATGGAAACGCAGTACCAGCCGCAATATCACTAGGTCTTAAAAAGTAAAACGTCATTAAAGGAGAGCGTCTTTGTACAACTTTATTAGCCGTTAGAATTTCTCTTTCATAACCTGTTTTGTAATCTTCCATAAACGCATACTTATCATCTTCAAACACCATAATACGCTTTTCTAGTTTAAAAAATATTGCTTCAAACGTCTCACCTTGAGCGGCTAACACATCGTCAACATTTGTTGAATCAACAAAGTCCCCTACTTTAGCTTGTCCTTCAGATACAAATTCACTCATGGCTTGCATAAGCATTGCCTTTGGAATGATTATATCTTCACTATCACTTGTAGTAGCACCCCACGTAGCGCTTTCACTTTGTGGTATAATTGATTTTACTTCTTCTTTTTTTGTTATCTTTTTTGACATAGTATCTCTCCCTTACTTTGCTTGTCTGAAATTTAATTTATCGAATGTGGTAGGTTCACCCACTCCTGGTATTGTAAACTCAGCGCCCTCAGTCTCAAGCATAGACTTATATAAAGACCCAAGCTTTTTTGAATTAACAGTTGCGTACTCTAAGTAAATTCCCTCTTTTTTAGCCCAATCAAAAAAAGCAGTTTTCTCTTCTTCTGTCTTAGGTGTTGTTACTGAAAAGTTTGTAGACGTGTAAACTAATCCAACTTCTGAGTTATACTTTGTTTTTCCATGTTCAACTAATATGTCTAAAATGTTGTTTTTTAATTTAGTCTCTTCAGCTTTTAAAGTCTTTAGTTGATCTTCAACATCTTTAACTTTGTCTTTTTGATCTTTTAAAGCCTTACACATAGATTCAACTTTTTTTAATGAAATGTCTGAGATGTCTTTTTCTGTGTCCCAATTCATTGTGTAAACCTCTGCTCTGTATATCTTACAGCGCTGTCTACTCTTGCCCTATCCTCTGCACTTAAATCATTAATGCCGTTTAAACTGTTAGCCACTAAAAACACTGCATGATCAGCACCTTTTTCATCTGTGCTTGCTAAAAAATCCGTAGCCTCGTGAAATGTTTTAAAATAACCAATGTCTAAAGATGACATGAAGTAATCTGACACGCCCTCATTCTCATCAATGGCTCTTTTGTTGTAACCCATATCCTAACTCCTATTGTAACTGTTTGTACTTGCAAGCAAGTATTATTTTAACATAACTGATTTAGGATCAAACTCAAGGATATTTTCAGCTATATTTTGCTTTTTTTCTAAAGCCTCTAATATAAGCTCATCCACTGACCCTGGCGTTACTAGATCAATTCTAGTAACTTTATCATGCACCTCTGATCCACCCCTGTGATTCCTTGCCTCACTCTGCAAGTCATCCTCTAATGAATAGGTGCGTGAATAGTAAATAGAGTATATGATTAGGGAGTATTTCTTCTAAAATATCCTTTAACGTATCTAATCTTGGGATGTCTTCAAAGCGTATTTCTTTTTGCTTCTCTACCTCATTCTCATCAAGGTAATTGATCTTACCAAAACCTGATACAATCTGCTGCAACCTAAGAATCTTTGTAAGCGCTATCTGAGCCTCTATTGTTCCTTGCTCAAACTCTGCCACAAACTCATTAGCCATTTCTTTGTAAACAGCCTTTTGGTAGTTAGACATCTCAACATTCACTCTCTTTCTTATAAGAGGTGGTAAATCCAAACACTCTGACTTTTTAACAAACATAGAGGAGCTTTTTATAAGAGAGTTAAACTCCGCTTCAATCCCTTTTCTTGGAACCCAATTAGGAAAATACTTTTGTGAGTGTTTCATCCCTGCGTTTTTATCTTCAAAGTATTTAGCCCTGAACATAAAAAAGTTTTTACCAAACGTCTTACCTCCATCAAGAATCAAATACTGTGAGTATAAATCCATTGGTGAGTTTAAAACAGGTGTGCCCGTTAGTATAAACTTATGTTTTATACGTCCAGACAACTCCACTAATAGCTTTGTTCTCTTAGCCGTAGGGTTTTTAAATTTATGTGACTCATCCACAATCAATATCTTTGGATCAAGGAGCTTTAGTAAATTAAACACCTTAGACATAGACAGCGTTTCTGGATTCATTATAACAACTAAAGGTTTTCTACTACATAGCGCTTTATCTAGAGTCTTTACTCTCTTTGCTCCAGGACCCTCTAGTAAAACCACATTCTTGCCAAGCTTTGACCATCTATTAATCTCAGCTCCCCACTGCTTTACAACAATCTTTGGACACACAATTAATGTGTTCTGAGCACCGCCCATTTCAACCATCTTAAGTCTTGCAAGCGCAATAGCCGTTGCCGTCTTTCCAGTCCCCATTTCAAAGAACAAAGCGTAGTTGTCTTGGTGTTGGGACTCGATACACGCCATCTTTTGATGCGCCCATAAGTCTTTTGTTATGCTTGTATAATAGCGGTGATTATCCATTTATGTTACACAAGCACCTTTGTAACAATCTCATAAGAAATGGTCCTACCACCATCTAGAAAAGTAGTGTGCTCTTTAAAAGCCTCTTCAGCTTTTTTCATCTGCTCTTCTGTTGCGTCTGTGTAAGTTGATATAACAATAGCCACACCCTTTTCTGGGCTTTCAGACATTGAGTAATAATCCTCAAATATATCTTTTAATTTGTTATGTACCGCTTTTATATCGTCTTTTTCTGTTAGATTCATTTTGTTTTCTCCTTTTTAAAACAACTTAAATTTCCATTTATTGCATTTATATAGCAAACCACTTCACTGTTCTCACAACGCTGCACAAGTACCTTTTCCCCATACTTTCCCACAAGTGAGCATTTATCATTACTAAAAAAATACTTTTTATTCTGCATGGCTTCTGCACTAAAACCCATTAATATTAAAATTACATACTTCAATTACAACCCCCTAATCCTACAAAGAAAAACAAAATCAAACACACCACCATTGCGCATATTAATAATGTCTCAATTAAAAAGTGCTTATCCATGTTCATCCTCTCTTTTTATAAGTTCATACTCTGTCTTATAATTTCTAACTTTAACTCTAAACGTCGTTCTTTTACCACATCTAAGACACTCTAAAGTGCTGTCATAGTAATTGTTCCCATAGTCTCTAAACCCTACTACATGATAAACATGAGGCAGTAGGAAACACACAATACGCTTTAGTTTTTTAATCATCTCTATATCTAGCGTCCCACTCACTATGTAGTTTAATTTTCATAACTCCCCCTCCGGCTCAAGTTTTCTAACAAGGGCTACGTGATTAAAATTGATGAGAATTTCATAATTAAAAGTTTCAGCTAAATACATTAAGCTTTGTCCTTCGTAATGATTGCTCATCACATGTCCATCTTCATCAAGCCACCTAAAAGCATCTCTTTTAATTACAAAACTTTGTTCGTACTCTTTCTTTTTACTTTTTAAATATTCACACAAAGGATTCATAATAGCTACATCTTGATAAACACTCATTACTATTTCCCCCCTTCAGGCTCATCGGGTAATTTCATCCAGTGGGTTGGATTTGCATACCCATTAAAATTACACATAATCCAGTACCTATTAGATTGTTTAGAGTAACAAATTTGTAAATTTCCTGGTAATATTTCAAATTCATCTTCTTTAGGAGCCGTATCAATCGGTTTCCACTGCGTTTCTTGGGACATGAGTTCAAAGCATTTTTGAAAACAATCATCAACTAAACCATAAGAACTAATGGGGTACTTCTCTTCTAAAAACTCATAAGTGAATTTTCTTTTTTCATCCTCTAACCACTCAGGCATTTCTTTACTCCATTTTTTTAAAACTTTGTCAGCTAGCGGGTATTCTCGTTTAGCAATTATCTTTAAAGCCTCAACCAACTCTTTAACGTGTGGGTTGGCATTTAACTGCTGGGGCTTAAGATGTTCAATTACTGCTTTATCAGACTCTTGAGCTACAAGCTTTGCTACTCTCATATCAACGTCAAAATTTACTTCTAAAATTTTTTCATCTGGTTTGTATTCTGTAGTCAAATTCTTAACAGTTCTCTCAGCTTTTGGTATTTGAAATTTTCTTTCATTTAAACTATCTGACATCACTCACCTTCTTTTGGAACAGTTCCTAAAGAGTAGTGGTAGTAAGGGTTTCATTTAAAAGTATTTTTCCCATGATTCGGCTTGTCTTTCTTCTAAAATTCTTGCTCTTTTAACTAAGTCTTCATTAAGCATTTTAATAATCTCTTTTTTATTTTCTTGAAAAATCTTTTTTCTTAAATCCGTGCCCCACTCAGACAAAGCTTCATCTTTAGCATTTTCTCTTGCAAAACGATTTCTTAATACATTTCTGTAATTGATCCAAGCATCACTTGCAATTTGTGGCATCAAGTCGCAATAGACGTTTCCTAAGATTTCTTCACAGGCATCTTTCATCTTACTTTTAAACTTGTTTATAAACTCCTGACCCTCTTGTTCCAAGTGCTTGTATTGCTCCTCTGTTAAATCTTTCATTAACCCTCACCTTTTAAAATTTGATCTATTTCTTTATCGTCTAATTGAACCTTACCCATTTTATCATAAGCCCCGTTATTCTCTCCAGATTGAGAGTAGACATTATATATCAAGCTAGTCCAAGGCCCCTCACTAGCAGCGTCACACCTTTTTTTAACTTCTTTTAAATATTCTTCTAGTTTACTAATTTTAAACCTCTCTTTTCATACCC